GGGAAAAACAACCGCGATACGGAAGACTTGAGGAAGGAAATTCAAGAAAATAAAAATATAGATACGGAAGACACGAGGAAGGAAAATGGAAATGGAGAAGGGGAGAAAGAAAAGGAGGGGAATGGAAAACAGGTAAATAAAGAAATAAAGAAAAATGAAAATTGGGAAAATGAAATTCGACATATGTTTGATGAATCCACCATATAGTAAAGATTTACATATAAAATTTTTAGAGAAAACTATATAGTGTGCAGATAATGTTATAAGTATATAGCCTATAGATTTTTTAATAGCATAGGATCATGAGGTTAATATTAAATCAAAGAGGAATGTATATAAAGATATAATTACTCATATTAATAAAGTGGAAAAAATATCATAGGATGATGCTAATACGTATTTTGGTATTGACCAATTTGCAGATTTAGGAATATTGATAGCGGATTAGAATATACATGATATTGATTTTATTAAAGATTTAAATATAGATGATTATAGGATAATACTTAAGAAAATATGTGAGTATAAAGATAATTTCAGAAATCATAAAGGTAAAGTATTAGGAAAATATTTCACGCCGATATACGCCAATATACGCGTAGGATATGCAATAAGCCATGGTGCATCAGGTACTATATTATTTTCTGATAAAGGTATAGTTGCAAAGAGGGGTTTTACAAAAGAAAGCATTGAATCTCATGGAAGAGGCATGTTTATAAATTTTGATACGGAAGAAGAAGCATATAATTTTAAAAATTATTGTAAGCTTGTTTTAGTAAGAGCAATAGGATATATCATAGTATTTACAGGTGGACATCATAGTGGAATAATGCCATTTATGCCAGATTATAATAAAGAATGGACAAATGAAATGGTAGCAAAAGAATTAAAGTTAACAAGTAATGAGGTTAATACTATAATAGAGTTATTTAATAAAGTATTTAGGAAGAACAAGAAATGAAACGAATTGATATAGAGAAATTTTTAGATTTAAATAATTATGCAACAGATGAGAGGGTTTCTCGTCGTAAGAATTCTGAGGTAAATTCTCAGGAGTTTTTTACCCCATACATCATCGTCAAACGTATGTGTGAGAAAGTCTCAGATGAAGACTGGAAGAATCCTGAGAAAACTTTCCTGGAGCCAAGTTTTGGAAATTTCTAGTTTGGATGTTATATACTCTATAAGCGACTTCTGGCAGGAATAGACTGGAAAACTGCATTATCTACCTTATATGGAGTAGAACTTATGCCGGATAACGTGAAAGAAAGCAAACAGCGAGTATTAAGTATGTTTGATGAAATGGAGATAGAATATGACAGAAAGGAAGCAATGAAAATCATGGATCATAACCTTGTTTGTTCAGACTTCTTCAAATGGGATTTCGAGAACTGGTGCCCGATGAAAGAACCTGAACCAAAGAAGAAACCAAAATCAAAGGAATTATTTTAAAGATTTCCGTTAACATAAGTTAAATTAGGCAGGAAAGGTTATTATTTTCTGTCTATTTTCTTAATATATGTTAAAAAGCAAGGAAATGCAAACAAATGCAAAAACTTTTTCAGAGAGCCATACTAATATATTCAAATAATTAATTAAAGAGTTAATTAATTTTTAATTTAATTTTATTTTTTTATAATTAATTTTTAACTTTTCCAGTGTACACTGTCCGTGAGGATCGTGTACATTTTTTATATAATAAATATGTAAAGTATACTTTTAAACACATGAAAATTTTAAATTACAATGAAGATCTTTCATTAACAATAGATTTAAGTTCATTATCTGGTGAAGAAATTGATATGTCTATATTCTCTTCTTTTGATGTTACGGTTTTCACTCAGGACAGGAATATAGAAGCTCAATATCATAAATCAGACATATAGGATGGAATACTTTCTGTAGGTTCTGATGTTTTGGCAGTTTTACCTGATGGCCAGCTTGGATTAAAGTTCTCATATGCTTATACAGATCCAAACTATAATGACGGAACATTTGACACACAGACAGTTAAATTCCTTGATTATTACCTTAAGAATTCATCAGAAACAATTTCGCCTAATGTAAGAGATTACTATACAAAGGTAGAAATCAGAGATATGTTCATTAATTTGGATCCCTCTACTTTTGAACCAATGATTGCTGAAATACAGCAAGGTCCTAAAGGTGATAAGGGTGACACCGGTGCAACTGGTCCACAGGGTCCTAAAGGAGATAAAGGTGACAAAGGAGATACTGGTGAGACAGGTCCTAAAGGTGACAAAGGTGATCCTTTTGTTTATTCTGATTTTACACAGGAACAACTTAATGAATTAAAAGGTCCTAAAGGTGATAAAGGAGATAAGGGTGACACTGGTTTACAAGGTCCAAAAGGAGATACTGGTTTACAAGGAATTCAAGGTGAACAAGGTCCAAAAGGAGATAAGGGTGAGACTGGTGCAACTGGTCCACAGGGTCCTAAAGGAGATAAAGGTGACAAAGGAGATAAAGGAGATAAAGGAGAAACTGGCGAGACTGGTCCTAAAGGAGATACTGGTGCAACTGGTCCTCAGGGAATCCAAGGAGAAACTGGACCAAAAGGTGACAAAGGTGATACTGGTGAACAAGGCCCTAAAGGTGACAAGGGTGATAAGGGTGAACAGGGAATTCAAGGAATTCAAGGCCCTAAGGGTGATAAAGGAGATACCGGTAATAATGGTGTAACTCCACATATAGATTCAACAACCGGAAACTGGTTTATTGGAAACACTAATACAGGTGTAAAGGCAGGCGCATATTCTGTGCAGATTCTTACACAGGCTGAATATGATGAAATATCTGAGAAGGATCCTTATGTAATCTATATCATACAATAAAATTAATTTTAAGGCTAATATGGGCTCTTATAACAGCATAAATTTTACAAAGCTTATAGTTAACAGCATTCCATATAATAAGGCTTATATGGGCTCTAAAATACTGTTTAATGGTAACTGGAAACCTTTTACTATAGAGGCTCTAAAAGATGATGTAAAAGTTACTTTTAGTGTTAGTAGAAAGAATAGTGGCACTCCTGTACCAAGTAGCTACTATGCTACTATTAAAAACTATAATCCTAATGATTCAACAGCAACAAAACGTTTAACTGATTCTACAAGAAAAGACAATGACAGAAGTATAAGTGTAACATTATCAAGAGGTTAGAAAATTCATCCAGAATGTGTTTATAATATTTCAACCCCATGGAATTCATATTATGAATATGAAGGTGCAACAGGATATAGATTATACGTAAAAGTAGGTATTTCATATAATCTCAGCGGTTAGACAGATGTAGTAAAGATTTATGGAGATATTACAACATGGAATGCCGATTGGTTTGATCATATGTTTGAAGGTGATTGTATTACTGATGTAACAGAGTTAAGTATGCCTACTTCAATATAGCATCCTAATGAGTTCAATTCAATGTTCTATAATACGAAGATAACAGATTTAACTTTGAAGATAACAGATTTTTCATAGGACTATTGTTGTTATCATTTGTTACCGACAAATTCCGGTAATAGTATTCTTCATTTGCCATCAGGTCATAATTATCCTTATACTAATACAAGCTGGCTTCCTACAAACTGGACTATACAGGAAATACAGGTAGAACCTCCATTGCAGACTAATCCTATAACTGTTACTTCATTAGCAGCGGATAACAGAATATATTTCAAATGTCTTTCTGCAACAGGAACAGTGAAATATAACAATAACACAGCATATCAGACTTTATCAGAAGGTGATGAAATAACACTTGGAACTATTGGAAATCAGGGGGCTTTACAGGTTAAATATGCCTATACAGGAACTGTATCATTGATGGGTACTGGAGATTTTACAGTCAGTGGCGATATTATAGATGTCAATGATGGTGTAACACCTGGAATGTTTAAGAATTCTACTCATTTAACTAGTGCAAAGGATTTGGTTTTATCTCCAGTAACTTTAACACATAATGAATGTTATCAAAGTATGTTTGAAGGCTGCACTGGACTTACAAGCGCAGGCTGTCCTGACTTAATTGCTACTACGTTAACAGAAAGCTGTTATGACTCAATGTTTAAAGGTTGCACTGGACTTACAAGTATGGTTTATTTTAAATTTGACAAAGATATAGTATGGGCTGATTACTGTTGTTATAAAATGTATCAGGGCTGCACTGGAATAGGCGCAGCAGAAATATCAACGACTGGTTATCCAACTTATTGGTATCCAGGTTCATATGATATGCTATTCTGCTACATGTTTGAAGGCTGTACAAACCTTAATCAATTGTATGTTTGGGGTGATTCTAATGGCTATGTAAACTATTTCAACGGTATTATAGATAACTGTAGTTAGACAGGTTTAAGAAAGATATTCATTCAAGAAGATACTGATTTTATGCGTGGTAATGTAAACGACAGTAAGGTAAAACCAACCGGATGGACTGTAGAAGAGGACGACTCTAATTTCTAATATAAAAATAAATATGGAAAAGAAAGGAAACGATTATGAGTAATCAGCCAATCAGAATAAATGTAGGAAGTCCATCTAAATATACAAGTCCAAGCATTGTATTAAACACTAAATATACAAGTCCAAGCATTGTTGTAAACAATGTGGTTAAACCTCATTATGTTACTACTGCAGCATTTCAATAGTTAGTGGACGTTGTAGAGGATATTCCAAATAAATACGTATAGAAGTCTGAAGTAAACAGCATGATTAATCAAGCGATTGCTGACAGTGACATAGTTGTTTACAATTCAGATGAAAACTGCTTAGAGGTACTATAAAATAAACACATAATATATTATGCCAACATTAAACGGAAACAGAATAGAACAAATCAAGGTTGCTGGTCAGATGGTCAACTTAGGTCCAGACGTCAGTAATTTAATATCTGCCGCAGACGTATCAACTAATTACGTAAAGAAGGCTGATTATGACACAAAGGTTGAGAATATCGATGCAAGCATTCTTGAAAGAGCAAAGATTGCAGACGTCTCTAATAACTTCGTGAAGAAAGAGGACTGGGATGCGATATTCAGCAACACAGCAGATTCGGATCAGGTAATCAATAAATGGAAAGAGGTTGTAGACTTCTTGGACGGAATGTCAGAGGATTCAAGTCTTGGTGCATTGCTTTTGGATAAGGCAAGTAAGAATGATATTTCTACATTCATGGATGAAGACGATGTATCTGCATACTTGACACAGCACGGTATAGGTCAGGTTGATTTGACTGACTACTATACAAAGAATGAAATAGATACAAGCATAGCTGCAAACTATCAGGTTAAGGGAAACTACTTGACACAGCACCAGAGCTTGGCAGACTACTATACAAAGACTCAGTGCGATAACAAGTTTGCACAAATTCAGCTTGCAGCTTCCACGGATGCCATGGACGATGATTCAGTAATCTATTTGGTATTGAGTTGATTTATATTTCTCTCATATATATTTTTCGATTATAAATTTTGGTGTGTATCGGGTTTTTTCTGGTACACACATTTTCTTATAAATATATGGTAAAACAAACGTATTAAATTTATGAGTGATACAAGCACATTAATAGCTATAAAATATAAAGGTCAGATGATCGGACTGCCTATAACAGATACAAGTGTATTGGTTTCAAAAGAAGAATTGTATGATATTTCTACCACTCCTGGAAGCACAGTACCTGCAAGTGTTGTTAAAGGTGAAGAAATGTATGTGGGACCGGCTGGAAATGATCGTAAATCAGCATAGATTGTAGTTAATTGGACATCATAGCCTTATAGAGCATATATTCCAATACTGCAATATATTGAAGGAGATGATTTATGGGCATATTCATATTATGGTGATTACTGTTATATTGAATTTACATATAATAATGTTACTTATTGGTTTGTAATATATAAAGACGGTAGTATTGTTATGACTTCTGATAATTTAGCTGGAAAGGTAGCAGACGGTGTATATTATAATGGAAATTTTGTTTATTATTTAGATGATACTACTTTTACATATTGGTAGATACAATATCATGATGCTTATTTCTACTCATGCACATATACGCCGGCACAAGTAATTCCAGGGCAGAGTACTTATAGCATAAAATCTGAATATTTAAACGGTTTAGATACGTCTGTTTCACAGCTTTGGGATTCTTCAATGAGTGGCGGTGGCGGAAGTGCTGACTTGACTAACTATTATACAAAGACTCAGATTGATACTTCAATAGCGAATAATTATGCGAGCAAGAATGATGTTTCTGCTTTTATCACAAGCAATGATGTATCTACTTTTGTTACTAATAATGATGTATCGATTTATTTAACAGACAATGACATATCTACTTTTGTTACCGATAATGATATTTCTACTTTTATCACAAGTAATGACGTTTCAATTTATTTAACAGACAATGATATATCTACATTCATAACAGCAAATGATATATCAACTAAATTAGAGGTAAATGATGTTAGTTAGTTTATCACAAGTAATGATATATCTACATTCATAACAGTAAATGACGTTTCAATTTACAGCACGAACACTTATGTAAATTCTACATTTGCAAAGATTTCCTATATTTCTCAGTCAGACTATGATAACCTTCAGGTTAAGGATCCTTCTACACTTTACATTATTCCTTCATAAAATTAAACGTGAAATGAAATGGCAGACAATAAGTTATTAGGGGCTGGAAGCCTTTATTTTCGAGGCAATGAGATAACCAAGGCATATATGGGAAATAACCTGGTGTGGGAGAAAACAGGAGGAACTGAAATAGATTATTCTAAGGAATATTTCTGTATTGAAGCAGTAGACGATTGTGACATTACTTTTGAACCACAAGCAACAAGAGAAAATGGACATATATTTTTTTATGTTATATTTCATGGTGCAGGAGATTACAGACCAACAATGGAGGATCTTTATATGATGTTCGAAAATGGAGAAAATTATGAGGTATATGATCCAAATGAATATCTTCAACTTTCTATATCATTATATAGTGGAGATATTGTTTATATGATAGGAAACATGGACTAGGGTGTATCTAAGTACAACACTTCTATAGATAATACATTTACATTTTCTGGAAGAGTTAATTTGTCAGGAAATATTATGTCTTTAACACACGGGATTGATAGAAATACCCTTGACATAACCGTGCCACTAGATTTACCAGAAAAAACTTATACATAGTACACAAATTCAAATGTTGGTGAATTGGGAAGATTATTTAAAAAACAACCAGTTGTTGATGCAGGAAATTTAGTTTTATCATCTAGTATTCTTAATAGTTATACATATTGGGAAATGTTTTATGGTTGCACTTCATTAACGACAGCACCAGTTTTACCGGCCACAACATTAGCAAATTATTGTTATGGCTATATGTTTATGGGTTGTACTTCACTTACAACAGCACCAGTACTTCCAGCAACTACATTAGCTAGTAGTTGTTATAGACGTATGTTTATGGGTTGTACTTCACTTACAACAGCACCAGTACTTCCAGCAACTACATTAGTATTAAGTTGTTATACACAGATGTTTTAGAGTTGCACTTCACTGAATTATATTAAGGCCATGTTTACAACTAAACCAGGAGCTTCTTATAATGGGAGTTGGGTGGGTAATGTTTCTGCTACAGGAACTTTTGTAAAGAATTCTGCAGCAACATGGAATGTTACAGGAAACAATGGAGTACCTTCTGGTTGGACTGTTCAGACAGCAAGTTCTTAAATTACAAATAAATGCAAATATTCAATATCTTATAAATAACTTAAAGATATTGAATATTTTTATTTAAATGAATACCAAAGTGAAATTTGAAGATATTGATCCGGAAATACAGAAATATGTCAATGATGTACTGTCTGGCGAGGAAGTCGCGGGTGAGGCAATTCGTCTGGCGTGCAAAAGATTCAAAGACTGGTTTGACCGGGAAGATTTCTGGTTTGATAATGAGAAAGTAAACAAGGTAATTGATTTTATAGGGCATTTAAAACACTTTGAAGATTAGTGGGCAGGTTAGCCTTTTAAGTTGTTTGCCTGGTAGAAGTGGGTGGTTGCTAATATATTTGGCTGGTATAGGGCAGACGACCATTCTAAACGTGTAATTCGTAATGTTTTTCTGCTGATTTCACGTAAGAACGGAAAGACTGCACTTTCTGCCGCAATTATGTTAGCTTCAATGATGGTTGACGGTGTTCAGGGAGCAGAATGTTATTTGGTGGCTAATTCTCGTGATTAGGCAAAGATATGCTATAAATTTATTAACGGTTTCTCTAATTCTCTGGATCCAAAACATAAACACTTGAAGACTTTCAGAGATTATCTGCTATATCCAAAGACAAATTCAAAAATCAAATGTCTTTCTTCTGATACAATGACACAGGACGGACTCAACCCGTCGTGTTTTATCGTTGATGAATATCATGCTGCTTAGAACAGCGATAATTATAACGTTTTAAAATCCGGTCAGGCTGCACGTAAGAATCCTTTGGCGATAATTATTTCTTCTGCAGGTGTTTTGCTTGATACATTCCCGTGTTATGAGGACTGGAAGGTTGGAATGGAAATTCTTCGCGGACTTAAGGAAGATGATTCGCGTTTCTATGCGATTTATCAGCTTGACCCTGATGACGACTGGAGAGACGAAAAAGTCTGGAAGAAAGCTTCACCAAACTATAAAGTAACAGTGTTTGAGGACTATATGAAGGAAAGAATCCTGGAGGCAAAAAATGACACGGCAAAAGAGGCGGACGTTAAGACAAAGAACCTTAATATGTGGGTACAGTCTATGAATGCATGGTTGCCTAACGAGCTGATAGACAGTCATATGCAGAAATTAGACATGAGTCAGTTTACAGAAGAAGACCTTGGTTATATGGGTATTGACCTTTCTGCTGTTAGAGATTTGTCTTCTACTTGCATAATGTTTCCGCCTGATAGCAGACGTACATATTACCCTGATAAGTTTATATTTAAATCAGCGATTTATATCCCGCCTGTCGCACTTCGTGAATCACCAAACAGAAGCAAATATGAGAATTTCATTCATAACGGCTATGCAATGTTAACGACCGGTAAATCTGTTGACTATGACAGGGTTTTGGCGGATATTATGTCAACAGAGAAGCATATAACAATACAGAAAATATCTTATGACGCTTGGCAGGCTGCAATGTTCGTGAAGAATGCAATGGCAGAGGGACTTCCAATGGAGCCGTTTGCACAGGGACTTGGTAATTTCAACAGGCCTACAAAGACTTTTGAGATACTTTTGAGGAATGACAAGGTTATAATAGATTAGAATCTTGCTGTTAAATGGTGTTTCAATAACTGTGAGCTGAAAGTGGACCATATGGAAAACTGCAAGCCTGTTAAGGCCGGAGATGATTAGAATAAAAAAATAGATGCAGTTATCGCTATGTTAGAGGCACTTGGCGGTTATCTGCTTGACAATGATTATTATTATGGAGAATAAAATTATAACAAACCAAAAACCGAGAAAATTCAAGAATGAGAACACAGAACGTAAGAAAAAATCTTACAATACACAGGCATGGAAAAATCTTTCGAGAATTCAGAAAATGGAAAAACCACTTTGTGAATGTTGCAAGATAGACGATAAAGTTTCTTCTGTAGAGGAAATTCACCATGCCATAAAGTTTGATGATTAGGAAAATCCGGAAGTTCGTTCAATGCTTTTGCTTGACAAGGATAATCTGATTTCACTTTGCAAGGACTGTCACCAGAAATATCATAAGAATCCAAAGGAATTGACAGGACTTCAGAGGAATTTCTTTCATGAGAAGCAGATGATAGTAAAACGTAAATATGAAAGTCAACTTATATTCCTTACTATTAAATAAATATGAAAAACACACACAACAAATATGAGTTGGTTTAATTTTGGAAAAAGTAAAGAAAAGAGGTCAGAAGATGTTCATCCAATAACATATGAGGATGTTTACGGAATATCTGGAGGTTTCTCTATTTTTAAGCAACACAATAGTTTTGCACTTTCCCTTTCTGCTGTGTATTCAGCGGTAGAGCTTATATCAAATTCTATTGCGCTTCTGCCTATACAGATTAAGTTTAAGGATGAAAAAGGAGATCCGTAGGTTAATTCTGATCATGAGCTTAATATCGCGTTCAATAACAATGACATGAGCAAGTATATGATTATCAAAATGATGGTTGCAGATATGCTATTGTTTGGTAACGGATATGCACTTATTCAGAGGTCAGGCGGACATGTTACCGGTATTCGTTATTTGGAGGCGAATGATGTTCAGGTTCAATGGGACAAGAATAAGAATAAGCTTTATTATACATGCAGTTTGATTCCTGGAAGAGTGATTCAGCCTGAAAATATCTTGCATATATACAAGAATTCTCGTGACGGTCATACAGGTATTGGTGTATTGAAGTATGCAGCAAGGACTATTGACTTGGCAAACTATACAGAAAATTCTTCTCTTGATTATTTTGCAAAAGGACTTAATGTAACCGGTATTGTTCATGCTAAACAGCCTATGAATAAAATACAGGCACAACAGGCGCTTAATTCTATTGAGGGCAATGTAAATGCAGACAAGGCATATTATAAGTTCTTACCATTTGATATTGATTTTCAGCCGCTTACACAGAATGCAAAGGATGCACAGATGATTGAAACAAGACTTTTCAATGTATCTGAAATTGCAAGATTTTTCAATATATCACCGGTACTTCTTTAGGATCTTTCTAAGTCTTCTTATTCTTCAATAGAGGCTGCAAACTTACAGTTCTTGACACAGACTTTGTTGCCATATATTGCAATCATTGAGACAGAATTCAACAGAAAACTTGTTGGTGAAGAAAAGATATTCATTGATTTGGATGAAAGAGAATTCTTACGCACTGATAGTCAATCAACAGCTAATTATCTTAAGACACTTAAAGAATCTGGAATAATCACTACTAACGAATGTAGAGAACAGCTTGGACTTCCACGTATTGAAGGAGGGGATTCTTTGGTAATTCCATATACAGACATAAATCAAAACACTGTTGGTGATAAATCAGGTGAAGAAGAAAAAGAGGAATAGAAACCAGAAGAAAAACCAGAGGAAACACAACCTGTCAAAAGAGGTAGAAAGTCAAAATCTGTTGAACAGAAATAAATACTAAAATAAATCTTTACAAAGATGAATAAAGAAGTAAGATATTCTCCAATAGTTTTCAGAAATCTTGAAGAAGATTCTCGCAGACTTGAGGGTCGTGCAATAGTCTTTGACAGCTATTCTAATAACCTTGGATTCTATGAAAAGATAAATCGTTCAGCTATTTCACAAGAATTGATTAATAATTCTGATATTATCTTTACATTTAATCATGATCCAAACCAGCTTTTGGCTAGATATAGAAATGGCGGCGGATCGCTTGATGTTGAGTTAAGGGAAGACGGTGTTTATTTCTCATTCGATATTCCAAACACTACATTGGGAAATGATATTTATGAATTAATTAAGCGTGGTGATATTTCAAACTGTAGTTTCTGTTTCACAGTCGCAGATGAAAAAGATTCTCAGAAATGGGAAAAACGTGACGGAAAGATGTACAGGGAAATCATGAAAATAGACGGACTTTATGATTTAAGCGCAGTTACTTACCCTGCATATTCTGATACAGATATTAATGCAAGAAGTATTGAGGCAAGAAATATCGCAGAAGAAGAAATAGACAAAATTATTAAGGAAGCAGAAGAGATGAAAGAGGAACAAGAAAAAGAACAAGAAATTCGCTCAGAAGAACAGGTTGAGACAGAAACTGAAGTTGAGGTAGAAAAACCAGAAGAGGAAAAACCTGAGGAAAAAGAGACTCGTTCAGAAGAAAAAGAGGCAGAAAATACTGACGAAAAAGAAACTGAACCTGAGGAAAAGCCTGAGGAAAAGACAGAAGATGAAAAACCTGAGGGAATTTCTGAAAAACGTGAAATAAATAAAGAAAATAAAAACAATCATAATATTATGAATAAGCAATACAGTTTAGTTAAGGAATTGCGTAATGCGATTGATAACAACGAAAAATCTATAACAGTTAATGCAGAAACACGTACAATGACTGTACAGGGCTACGGCGAAGGAGCATCAGCAGTTGACGGTGTTCATGACGAAGTTATTGAAACTGAAATTCAGGGCATTTTGGAACCATTATATGCAAACTCTGTTTTGGCAAACCTTGGTGTTCGTTTCTACAGCGGCCTTCCAAAAGGTGATGTATAGATTCCTATCATGGGTAAAGGTTCTTGCGGTTGGGCAGGTGAAATCGAAGCAGCTTCTGCAAGCGGTAACTCATTCACAACAAAGAAACTTTCTCCAAAACGTTTAACAGCATACGTTGATATTTCTAAGCAACTTTTAGCACAGGATACAATCGGTGTTGAAGCAGCTATCCGCAGAGATATTGTTAACGCTTTGAACGACAAACTTGAAGCTACTATCCTTGGTGCTGTTGCAGGTGACACAGAAAAACCAGCAGGTATCTTCTATGGCGCTACAGAAACAAACGTTGACACATATGCACAGCTTTGCGCTTTTGAAGCAGGTCTTGACGATGCTAATGTAAACGGTCAGAAGAAATACTTGATGGGTAATACAGCTAAGGCTACATTCCGCTCAATGATTAAGGGTACAAATGCAACTGGCATGGTACTTGAAAACGGTCAAATCGACGGTACTCCAATGATTAACACAAGCAATGTTGCAACAAAGAAATTTGTTTACGGTGACTTCAACTATTTGGCAATCGGTTCTTGGGGAGATGTCGAGATTGTAATCGATAACTATACACAGGCAATAAACGGATGTGTACGTCTCATTATAAATGCATATTTTGATGCAGTTGTTTTACGTCCAGAGGCCTTTAAGTTCGGTAATGTAGACTAACCTATTGGTTATCAGGTAATTAATAAATATATAATAGCAAATTAAACAACATGCTCGTTGGAAGAGATAATCAATTATTTGGTTATCTCTTTTTTATTATCATACCATATTAGAGGAAAATATGCTCGTAACCGTAGTTTCCTTTAATATGGTTAATCTTTTTTAATTAATTTCATTATTCCAAATAATATTCATATCTTTGTCAAAAAACAAGAGATTATGAAGAAAGTTATCGCTCTTACACGTGTATCTACACTATCGCAAGAACTTGAAAGTCAACAAGTTAAGGTTATTTCTGCTATTCATGCAGACGGTTATTCAGATGATGAAATCATTTCCATTTCAAACAAGGAATCCGGTGTTCTTCTGTCAGAGGAAGAAATGCTGGGACTGGATCAATTAAAGAAGGAAATTATTGAAAGGCAGACAATCGAAGCGGTCTATGTATTTGAATTATCGCGTGTGGCGCGTCAAGCGAAAATACTTTATTCTATACGTGATTTTCTTATTCAGAATAAAGTTCAGCTTGTTTGCCTTAATCCAAATTTCAGAATGTTAAGGGAAGACAAGACGTTTGATGAATCTTCCAACGTGATATTCGGCCTTTATTGTTCTTTGGCGGAAAACGAGGGGTTTATCCGTAAACAGAGATTTAAGAGAGGAAAGGAAAAAGCCAAGGCAGAGGGGAAATTCATCGGAGGGAAGGTGCTGTTCGGCTATACACTTGACAAGGATAATCATTTCATTATTCATGAAGAGAATTCCAAACTGATAAAAAGAATTTACAATCTGTATCTTTCCGGTGAATATTCAGCGAGACAAATATCTGATATGCTTTATAAGGAAGGCACAATCAGACAAACTTCAGAAAAAACAAGGGAAATGTTCGTCTGCAAGATACTCAAAAACAGGAAATACTTTGATAACACACTTTATCCTGCGATAATTTCTGAGGGAGAATGGAATAGTGCACAGGAATTATTAAAGAAATATCAGGTAAAACCAAGGAGGACTTATGAGGAAAACATATATTTAGGGCACAAGATATTGTTTGTAGATGAAAACTCCAGACAGATGATGGTATGCAAACCAGACGCTTCTTATGTTGAACCGGTTTCAGGGTTTCATGTCAATATCAATATGGTAGACAGTCTGCTATTATACTGCACGGAATACAGCGGTGAATTTCATAGGAAATCTGACATAGAGGACATAATAAAGAAACAGGAGGAAAAACGCATATCTATGCAAAAGAAACTGAATAACTATACGGTTTTAGAAAAAGAAATAAAAACCAAAATAGACAGAATAGAGGAAAGAATAATAATCGGGAAGATTTCGCCTGAGAAAGCAGCAGCCCTTGAAACACGTTTTGAAAAGGAACTGAAAGAATTGTCTGTATCGCGTCAAAAAGACTCTGAGCTAATAACTATACTGGAAAAGAATTTGGACGCGATACGGGGCTCCTATGAAGACGACAGGACTATTTATGAATTAAGCTTAGAAGAACAATATGAACGTGTCAGACAAGAAATAGAAAAAGTGTGGGTAGGAAGGGTAAAAAACAGCCATTATATATTAAGGGTAAAATACAAGAACCCGCTTATTGACGGACAGATATACGAGATATATTCCAAACAGAAAAGAATAACATACGGAGGAAAGACTGTAAAAATCAAAATCATTGAACGAATAAAAAGGAGAAGATAAAGAAAAGGGACTACCAAATTGATAGCCCCTCAAATAACAAAAAATATTTGAAAATTTAACAGTATAATAATATAGGAAGAATTTAATTTATAGGAAGAATTAAATCTTAATATTTATAAATGAAAAATCAGAGATAGTTTTTTATAATCAATGGTATTTGTATTATTTAGTGATACAAATATATATCCTTCTTGATACGGTCAACATCTTTCTCCAACTAAGATAACTGATCAGACAATTTACTTATCTGATCAGTCAACATCTCTAATATCATATCGTAATTATTCATGTGATATTTATTTACCTTTTCTTTCTCCCCTTCTCCATTTCCATTTTCCTTCCTCGTGTCTTCCGTATCTATATTTTTATTTTCTTGAATTTCCTTCCTCAAGTCTTCCGTATCGCGTTTGTTTTTCCCGGGCTTATAGTTATCAGGGTACCCGTGTTTGGAAGCGATACGGAGCTCCAGAATCAATTTAAATCAAAGTGCAGGCAATCAGTGTATATGTTCAGTGCGTCATGGTTTCAGTGCGTCATGGTTTCAGTGCGTCATGGTTTCAGTGCGTCGGGTAATCAGTGCGTCGGGTAATCAGTGTATCTCGTGCTTGCTCATGCAGGGAATGAGGGGTTCTGGGAGGCCAGAAATTACCAAATCGTGTGTGACGAGGTTCGGGCGGTGTTCCATACCAATTCCAAAACATTCAGCTATGCCCGGGGTGTTTGGACGAAAACCAGAAAACCAGAAAACCAGAATCTCCGGATTACCCGATTACCTGATGCACTGATGCGCTGATGCACTGATGCGCTGATGATTTACCTGAGACGTTAATAAATGGAATGAAAGGGTGAAA